TAATGAAAAGGGTTCCTGGAAATTCTTAGAAGAATATGCAGCTTTCTTAAATCAACACACAGCATGGTACCGTCCTATGAATCCACAGAAAGTAATGATGTGGCAACAGAAAATTGAGGTAAGAAAAGGAGACAGAAAAACAGAAGTTGGTCTTAAAGGTACTATACAAGGTATGTCATTTGAGAAAGATCCAACAAATGGTGTAGGGGGTCCGGTTAAATACTTCTTTCATGAGGAGGCCGGGATTGCTCCTAAGATGGATCAGACATTTGAGTATATGCGTCCTGCCATGAGATCAGGACTTATTACTACGGGGATGTTTATTGCTGCAGGATCAGTAGGTGATTTATCTCAGTGTGAACCATTAAGACAGATGATCATAAAACCTCATGATAATGATGTATATGCAGTTACTACTAATCTTATAGATTCAAAAGGTACTGTTGGTATGTCAGGTTTGTTTATTCCTGAGCAATGGTCAATGCCACCTTATATTGATAAGTACGGTAATTCACTTGTAGAAGAAGCATTAAAAGCATTAGATGCTCAATTTGAACAGTGGAAAAAAGAACTAGATCCAGAGAAGTACCAGCTTAGGATATCGCAGCATCCCAGAAATATTGAAGAAGCATTTGCCCATAGAACAGTATCTGTGTTTCCTGTGCATTTACTTACTGCACAAGAAAGAAGAATAGAAGACAAAGAATATGGCTATGAGTTCTTAGATATAATGACTGATGAAAATGGTAAACCTAAAGTTATACCTACTAGTAAGGGACCAATAAAAGATTTTCCAATTGATAAGAAAACTGAAGATAAAATAGGATGTCTTGTCGTATGGGAAAGACCAGTAAAAGATCCAGCATTTGGTCAGTACTATGCTTCTATTGACCCCGTGGGTGAAGGTAAGACAACTACTTCAGAATCACTATGTTCTATATACGTAATGAAAGCTCCAGTAGAAGTAACTAAAGTATCAGGTACAGAAACAGAAACATACATAGAGCCAGCTAAAATAGTAGCAGCCTGGTGTGGCAGATTTGATGATATAAACAAAACCCATCAGAGATTAGAACTTATTATGGAATGGTATAATGCATGGACATTAATAGAAAACAACATATCACTATTTATCCAGTATATCATATCTAGAAAAAAACAAAAGTATCTGGTACCAAAAAGTCAGATCATGTTCCTAAAAGATTTAGGAGCAAATGCAAATGTCTTTCAGGAATATGGTTGGAAAAATACCGGTACATTATTTAAAGCACATCTGCTCAGTTATGCCATAGAATTTACTAAAGAAGAAATAGATCAGGAAACTAAACCAGATGGTACAATAGTAAGAACTAAATATGGCATAGAAAGGATTCCGGATCCAATGTTGCTCAAAGAAATGAGAGCATATGCAGACGGAGTCAATGTGGATAGGTTAGTTTCTTTTGCAGCATTAGTTGCATTCATGAGAATTCAGCAGTCAAACCGTGGATATTTAAAGACTGTTATTATGGATGATGCTGCTAAAAACTTGCAAAAGTCAGAAAATTTGTTTAAATTAAATAATAGTCCATTTAGACACATGGGTAAATCAGTTTATAGAGGTGGAGATAGTGTTAAACGCTCACCCTTTAAACATTTTAAATAACAACTATGCAAATATACAACGCATTACAGTTAAAGAAAGGTGCCAAAGCACAACATAATAGAATGGGTAGTATTACCCAACCATTACAATTTTTATCTAAAAAAGATAAAGATGAAGAATGGGCAGCATGGAATCTTGACTGGTTAGAATGGAACGGGCTTAAGCAGATCCGTAGAAATGCCCGCAGGTTAATGAAGAATTATAAACTTGCAAAAGGTATTATAGATAAATCAGATTATCTAATTGAAGAAGATAATGAGTATAGAGATATAGTAGAGATATTGACAAAGGAAGATGCTTCTGCATTAGAGTTAAAGTTCTACCCCATTATCCCAAATGTTATTAATGTTCTAGTAGCTGAATTTGCTAAAAGAGCAACTAAACTTACTTATACTGCAATTGATGAGTTCTCATATAATGAGATGATGGAGCAGAAAAGAAAAATGGTTGAGGATACATTAATGGCAGATGCTCAGTCTAAGATTATGGCAGCCTTGTTAGAACAAGGATTAGATCCAAATTCTGAAGAGGCAAACAAACAATTACAACCAGATACTATAAAATCACTTCCTGAAATAGAACAGTTTTTTAAGAAAAGCTATAGAGGAATGATTGAACAGTGGGCTTCTCATCAACATAAAGTAGATGTTGAAAGATTCAGAATGGATGAACTTGAAGAGAGAGGTTTTAGAGATATGCTGATTACTGACAGAGAGTTCTGGCATTTCCGTATGATGGAAGATGATTATGATGTAGAACTATGGAACCCGCCATTAACATTCTACCATAAATCTCCAGATGCAAGATATATATCCCAAGGTAACTGGGTAGGTAAGATTGATATGTTTACTGTATCTGATGTTATTGATCGCTATGGTTATCTGATGACAGAAGAGCAAATGGAAGCTTTGGAAGCTGTGTATCCTATCAGATCTGGTGGATATATTACAGGTGGTTATCAGAATGATGGTACATACTATGATGCTACTAAGAACCATGATTGGAACGTAAATATGCCATCTCTTGCATATAGACAGTATACTACTATGATGGCAGGTACTGTATATGATGGTGGAGATATTATTAATCAAATCTTAGCAGAAGGTGAAGATTACTTTGACCAAGGTACTGCATACTTATTACGCTGTACTACAGCTTACTGGAAATCTCAGCGTAAAGTTGGGCACTTAACTAAGATTAATGAAAATGGTGAAGTTACTTCAGAAATAGTAACCGAAGACTATAAGATAACTGATAAAGCTATCTATGATACCAGACTCTTTAAAAATAAAACTAAAGATAATCTAGTATTTGGTGAGCACATAGATTGGATCTGGATCAATGAAGTATGGGGAGGCATAAAGATTGGACCTAATATTCCTAGCTTCTGGGGAATGAATAACCCGGGTGGGTTCTCACCTATATATATTGGTATTGAAAGAAACCATGTAGGTCCTCTTAAGTTTCAGTTTAAAGGAGATAACTCACTATATGGGTGCAAACTTCCTGTAGAAGGAGCTGTCTTCTCAGATAGAAATACTAAGTCTACTGCATTACTTGACTTAATGAAGCCATACCAGATTGGATATAACATTGTTAATAATCAGATTGCTGATATACTAGTAGATGAGCTTGGTACTGTAATTATGCTTGATCAGAATTCATTACCTAGGCATTCATTAGGTGAAGACTGGGGAAAAGGAAACTTGGCCAAAGCATATGTAGCCATGAAGAATTTTCAGATGTTACCGTTAGATACATCTATCACAAATACAGAGAATGCATTAAACTTCCAGCATTTTCAAAAACTAGATCTTTCTCAAACAGAAAGATTAATGTCTAGGATACAGTTAGCTAATCATTTTAAGCAACAAGCATTTGAAGTTATTGGTCTTAACCCACAAAGAATGGGTCAACAATTATCTCAAATGACAGCTACTGGAGTAGAACAAGCTGCGGCAGCTTCATATGCTCAAACAGAGATGTTCTTTATCCAGCACTGTGATTATTTAATGCCTAGAGTTCATCAAATGAGAACTGACTTAGCTCAGTATTATCATGCTACTAAACCTTCTGCAAGATTAACTTATATGACTTCTGCAGATGAAAAAGTAAACTTTGAAATAAATGGTACTGATATGCTGGCAAGAGATTTAAACATCTTTGCTAGTACAACAGCAAATCACCGAGCTATTCTTGAGCAATTAAAACAAATGGCTCTTACAAATAATACAACTGGTGCAAGTATCTATGATCTTGGTAAATTAGTACAATCAGATTCAATTGCTGAGCTTAATTCAGTTCTTAAGGATGCTGAACAAAAACAAAATGCTCAAAAACAACAAGAGCAACAAGCTCAACAACAAATGCAAGAACAACAATTAGCTGCTCAGAAAGAACAGAAACAAATGGAGATTGATGCACAGAATATGAGGGATGAGAAAAACAGACAGCGTGATATTCTTGTTGCTGAAATTAGAGCAGCTGGTTATGGTTCTATGACTGATGTAAATAAAAATCAAGAATCAGACTATGTAGATGCTATGAGAGAAATAAGAGAATCAGATCAGTACCAACAACAAACCAGTCTTCAAAGAGAAAAGGAAGTTAATAGGATGAATAATGATGCTCAGAAAAATCAAATAGAAAGAGAAAAGATAGCTGCTCAAAAAGAAATTGCTAATAAGCAACTACAGATTGCACAAGAAAACAAGAATAAGTTTGATGTGAAATCAAAAAATAAAGATGAGAAAAAATAGCCTTAGCTATATAATGTAAAAATATTTTTCTAAGCTATATAAATTTCTCAAGTTTAATTTGTATATTATATTGTAACAAAAACCAACAACAATGAGTGATAACGCAAAAAACCCAACTGGGGAAACCCAGGTTCTTGATTCTACAACGGTAGATCAAGTAGATGTAAACTTAGATGAGATCTTTGGAAATCCAGGTGCGGAAAGTATTATGCTTCCTGCAGATGGTAAAGAAGAAGATAAACCTAAAAGTCTATTTTCTAAAGAGAATATAGACACTACGTTCCTTGACAATCCAAAAGCTACTCCTGAAGAAAAGGAAGAAGCAGCGGAAAAGAAAGCAGAAGTTGAAGAAACTATAGCTGAACTTGATGGCTTAATTTCTCAAGAAGAAGATGCCGGTAACAAAGGAAGACCAAAGGTTGATAAATCTGGTCTTGCTGAACTAGCAACTAAGATGATTGAGGAAGGTACTCTAATTCCTTTTGATGATGATAAACCTTTAGAGGAATATACAACAAAAGATTTTAGAGAGTTATTTGAAGCTAACTTTCAAGAAAGAGAAGCAACAATAAGAGAAAATACTCCAAGAGAATTTTTTCAATCTCTTCCTGAAGAACTTCAAATTGCAGCTAAGTATGTAGCTGATGGTGGACAAGATCTAAAAGGTTTGTTTAGAACACTTGCTCAAGTAGAAGAAGTATTTGAACTTGATGCGGATAATGAACAACATCAAGAAGAAATTGCTCGTCAGTATCTTTATGCTACAAACTTTGGAACTCCAGAAGAAATTGAAGATGAGATCAATGATTGGAGAGATATTGATAAACTTGGTCAAAAAGCAAAACAATTTAAACCAAAGTTGGACAGAATGCATGAAGAAGTAGTTGCTAAAAAACTTGCTCAGCAAGAATACAAAAAGCAACAACAAGCTGAACAAGCTAGAGCTTACCAAGACAATGTGTATAATACACTTGCTGCAGGTGAGTTAGGAGGATTAAAGCTTGATAAGAAAGTTCAAGGTTTATTATACTCCGGATTAGTTCAACCTAACTACTCTTCAATTTCTGGTAAACAAACTAACTTACTTGGACACTTATTAGAAAAGTATCAGTTTGTTGAACCAAGACATGATTTAATTGCTGAAGCACTTTGGCTACTTGCTGATCCAGATGGATACAGAGCTAAAGTAAAAGACCAAGGTGGTAAAGCTGTTGTAGAAAAAACAGTAAGGCAATTAAAAACAGAAGAAGCAAGAAAACTTTCTAGCTCTTCTACAAACACAGGAGAAGAAGAAAGCAGAAGACCAGCTGCTAACAAAGCTCCACAAAGAACACTTTCTCGCCAAAACAATATGTTTAAGAGAAACTTTTAACTAGTAACAATTTAAAAACAAATACAAAATGGCAACTCCAGTTTTAAACAATGGTATATTCCTCCGGGATACCGCTTACAACGCAAGTTCCCATGTGGATTCTTACCACTTGGTTAACATGCTGAAAGATGCTGAGCCTATGGACTTAGGCCCAGTTGACCTATGGGCTATGGCTCAGAAAGTTGAAATGCCGCTTTATCAAATGTCTTCATTTGGTGGCAAGAATGTAATTATGGTTGACAATGCTCGTGGTGAGTATAAGTGGCAGACTCCAGTGTCTGTAGACTTACCTTACATCATTGAGGATATTGAACCAAACAATGATTTTAAAGGTGTGGATGGTACTACATTCCGCATTAAATTAAGCCGTAGAGAATTTGGACATGGTGACATCATCACTTATGACAAATACAACGGGGCTGAATTGTACATTGTACCTACAGAAGATATTCTTCCTGCTACAGATGGTTTTATCTATACTGTACAGTTAGTAGACAATGACAACTACAAGTACTTAGATAACAAGTATTTATCTAATGGTACTAAAGTTTTCCGTAAAGGTTCTGCCCGTGGAGAATATGGTGAAAGATTTTCTGACATCCAAACAAGAACAGGATTCCGTGAGTTCTATAACTTTGTTGGTGGTGCTGAAGCTCATGTTCACTATTCAATCTCTAGCCGTGCTGATTTAATGATCAAAGGTGGAATGAATGCAGATGGTACAGTTCCTGTAACTGAGATCTGGAGAACATTTGACAAAAATATAGATCCTTCTATCACATCTCTAGAAGATATGGTAAAAGTTATGGGTAAAGATAAAGTGAAGAAAGCATTTGACAATGGAGACTTGTCACGTACATTCTTAACAACTTTGGAATCTGCTCACCTTTCTAAAATTGCAACTGACATTGAGACTTACTTAATGTGGGGACAAGGAGGTAGAGTTAAGCAAGATGGTCCAGATGATATCAGATTATCTGTGGGTCTTTGGAAACAGTTAGATAACTCTTTCAAAAGAGTATACAATAAAAATAACTTTACACTTGATTTGTTCCGTGGAGAGATCTACAACTTCTTCAATGGTAAGGTTGAG